ACGAAGGAAATGTTATTATCTATTCTATATTTATGCTTATTCCAGGTTTTTATTAAATTTGAAGATGTTAGTACACTCAAATTTAAGTCAATAGCGGCGTTGATTCTTGCGGCCGGATCCAATATGTTGTCATAAGAATGGTCTATGATATCATCAAACATGTCCAGCCCCATATTACGTAAAAAATCCACTGTTCCGGGACTGGATATCATGATCGGAAAATTAGCTCCATATATGAAATGCATAGTCTTTTCAGTGATGTTAAAGCTAAATTCATTAAAACTAGTCTCCGACACAAATTCAATTATACTGTTAGAGTACTTGTTTTCTAATTTTTCTCTAAAATTAGTGATATTGTCATTTTGGTTAGTGTATATTTCATAAGAATCTAGGCTCATGTTTTGACTCACTGTAGAGTATTTTTTAAACCCGATATCGGCTATGGGGTAACCAAAGTCTTTAACGTAATCATATGTTACGGCAGAAGATAACGTTTTAGCACTATCCCAAGAAAGATGATTTATATTTCCTTGATTTTCTAATGATCTTCCATATAACGCAGATACCAAATATGTTCTATGATTCCTACTACCACGATTCAATGATATAAAATTTTTAGGGTCAGATGTTTTTGAGGCCGTTGGCATATATTTCATATATGTTGATAATTGATTAGTTATATCTCCGCCCATAGGTATAATTTTACAATTGTCTTTGATAACTTCTTTGTTTAAATTTTCTAATGAAGTTACTATGATAAACTGCTTATTTGTGTAGTAATCGCATAGATTGTTAAAATAAGTGCTCAACTCCGGTATAGGATTTATCCACGAATCATATGTTGATATTCTAAAATGATCCTTAATAAACAATACTATAGTTTCATTAACACATGCTTCCTCCAAAACTTCTTCCATCATTTCTCTATCGAATACATTCTTAGCATACTTTGGGTAATGGTTCAAAAATGCTGTATATAGTTCATCGGATTTTGATAACGCATTAAACTCACAGTATAAAGAAAACATTTCTTCTAACGTATTGAAATACCTCTTTTTGCCGGCTATCATTGTTATATAAAAATGTACAAATTCATACACCCTGGGTAATTCTTTTGGATTTTCATGCGCCGATCTATCAACCTTATATATAAACGGCTTATCATTACTTAAGGATCCTGTCCATAGGTATACAAAACTAGCGTTATCTAAACCCAATTTTTTCTTTTGTCCGAATACCTGGAAGAACAGTTTCTTAC